GGTTTTTGCGGTCCGCACCATTGCCCCACTTTCCGGCAATTACTTCCTTGGCTACTGCCGCAACGGATTTTTCGCCGGACGGCTGCGGCGGTGCGGTAGTTTCCTTGTCATACTTCGGTACACCATAACCACGGATGTAACGGCCATTTACCGGGATTGTGCGGCGGCCAACAGCATTGTTTTTGTTGCCCTCAATGACAACAATGTTTCCGCCGCTTACGCTCTCGACAATTCCCACATGGTCCGGCCACCCGGTATTGTCCCCAGCTCCGCTGTCGTCCCAGTCGTAAAAAATCACATCCCCAGGGGTTGGCGTTCTGCTATCGCTTTCCTGCCACTCTCCCAGGGCTTTGAACAATGCAATCATCTGACCGCAACCACATTCTGTGGGAATGATGCCAGTTAAACCGCATTTGATAGCAACGGCGGAAACAAAAGTGGCACACCAGGCATCTGTATATTTTTCCTTGTAACCCCTGGCAAGGGGTGTGTGGCGGTTGTATACGTCAATGATGCCCTTGTGGGTTCCGTCTGCTTCATTCCTGCCAACCCAGGCACGGGCCTGGGCCAATACTGCACTTGCTAATTTTGCCATGCTCTCTTCCCCCTTTACGTCATACTGCTGCAAATCGTACTGCGTAACAATCTGCATGGTATTTTCTACATACTTGCTACTTGTGGCGTACCCGTCCGCTTTGATGGTTTCTAAGTACACCGCCGGGTCCTTGATGCCCCGTAAATTCTGGTAGCGTTCTAACTGGATAAACTCAAAATATCCTTTCACGCCCTCTTCCATGGATGCGTACACCCGGAAATTATCCGTAATTGGTGTAAGGGTTCCCGGTGTGTATTCTTCCATGGTCTTGAGGTTTACGCTTTTGCCTTTCCACTTTGTTCCACATTTAAGGCCAAAATAATTGTGGTACACGGCCGCCAGGCGGCTTTCTCCCCATCCGCTTTTCAGGATAGCCTGGGCAATAATAGGACTATGTACCGCAATTCCATAGTCGGAAGCGTATTTTTTTACATACCCGGCAATCTTTTTGATAAATTCCTGCTTGTCCATGGTTTACACTTCCTTTTCTTCTGTCACTTCCACCGTTGTTTCCACTCCAACATTTGCCTGGTCTGTAAGCCCCTCGCCAATGATATATGCCACAACGGATGCCCCGGCCATAATGAGTGCCGTTACCTGTGTGGCCGTGTTTTCAGTTCCACCAGTCGCAACAATCATCATGGAAACAAAGGATGCTACCGCCGTCCACATTTTACGGCTTGTCAATTTTCTTACCCAATCAATCTTTTTCATGGTGTGTTTCTCCTTTCCTTTATTCCAAAAGCCCTTTACGGCTTATGGTTTGTGTTTACTCATAAATCCCTTTTATGCCCTGCTCTGTCAAAAAGTCTTTTTGTTCATGCTTGATTTTCCGGGCATATTCCAGGGCGGCTTCTGTTTCTCCGTTTGCGTGCCCGTTCTTTAGTGCCGTGGCTGCTGCTTCTCCCAGGGCTATCGCTGCCATTACACTTTTAATCAATAAAATCTCGCTCTGTTGCCGTATGGCTTCCTTTTGCTCTCTTTCTTGCCTTTCCCGTTTCATTTTTTCTTCAATCAGCCAAAAACAAAATGCGGTTACGCCACTTGGGATGCTCATGGCAAGCAGAAGTGTTTGTAAATCCATTTCCAACCTCTCCTTTCTTCTTTTTGCCCTTATTGGCATCATACCCCCTGCCGTGTTCAAATTCTGACCCGGTTTTATGTCGGAAGCATGATACCGTTTTGTGTTTGCTCCCACTCCCAAAACATTAATTCATATTCTATGGACTTTGTAACATGGTAGGTGTCGGCGTGGCTCATGTGCCCCAGACGGCTTTCGTATTTTCTTGTAAATGTTTCTTTGTCCAGTTCTCCGGCTTCCAAATGCTTCACATCATTTTTCAGCCGCCGGACGGATGCCTTGCGGACTTTTCTATAATTTGGATGGTGGATATATCCGCAAAAATCAATCCCATTTCCGGCGTAAAGAATGGTGCTTTTGGGGTTTATCTGCAATGCCATTTCCTTTTCCAAAAATTCTTCTATCCTCTTAACCCATTTCTTTAACTGGTTAAGGTTCGGGGTTAAAATAACAAAATCGTCCATGTATCGGATGTAATACGGGATGTGTAAAACGTGCTTTACAAATTTGTCCAGGCGGTTGCCGTATACATTGGCAAATAACTGGCTTGTGAGGTTTCCCACGGGGATGCCCACGCCGTCCGGCAATATCCCGTTCTTATCTATGATTTCATCCATGAGGATAAGGGCTTTCTTGTCCCCTATGTACCGTCTGTTTTCGTCTTTTAATTTGTCATGTGGGATAGATGCAAAGTATTTGTGTATGTCCCCTTTATAGGCATAAAGCCGCAATCCCTCACGCTCCATAAGCTCGTACATCCATTGGTATAACTGGTTACTTGCGGCGTGCATCCCTTTCCCGTCCCGGCAAGCGTAAGAATGATAATAAAACCCTTGTTCAAATACCGGCCCTATGGCGTTTACAATCATGTGCTGCACCACCCGGTCATAGAAAGGCAACGCCATAATCAACCTTTCTTTTGGTTCCCATACCTTAAAAACGGTATATTCTCCCTGGTGGTATGTGAGGTTTTCCACTTCATCACATGCCCTTAAAAGGTTATCTTCCTTTGACATAGAAAAAGCCAATACCTCTTCACTGTACCGCTTGCATTTTGCGGCCTGGTGGAATGAAGTATTGGCGTTGTCAAAGGTATACATTTTATCATGCAATCCTTTAACTGTTTTCATGTTGTGCCCTACCAATTTTCAAATATTCTTTTACTAAAAGGCGGTGCCTTTGTTATTTTGTCCTGGTGTGCCCAGGAACGGGAAAACCGTCTGACTTATCAAAAATGTTAGATAAATCTTTGCCAGTAACCCATAGGTTTCTGTGTCTGAAAATGCTGATTAGTCACAGACGCACCACACGCCAATGTTCGTGTTCACGTTCCACGGGTAGTTGTTGCAATTGACGGCCCGTGAGCCGCAATACACGCCGTTGTTCCAATTGCCGCCGCCAATGAGGGCGTGCAAGCCAGGAACGGCCTGGGGCGAATTAACAGTTTCCCCAAATCTTATTTATTATTTCCATTTTCCATCTTTTACGGCTTCAATAACGCCGCCCATTATTTTCCCGATTTCTGCCAGGTGTCGGCTTGCCACCTCATAACGGTGTTTGCTCATGGCTTTATATTCCAAGTCATAAGATAACCGTATGAGCATTTTTATAAACTGCAATTCCACATCCGCATTATAAATGTGGCTTTTTGTCCCGGTCTTTCTGAAACGGATAACGCTTTTTGACATTTCAAATATGGATGTTTTAATTTGGGTCTGCAATGCAAATTTCTCAAACTTCGGAAATTGTGCCAACACTGGATAGATGTATTTTAGGAAATCATAAATTTTCTGGTATAGCACCATACTTTCCATGTATGGGTCTATTGGTTTTGTATTTGTATTCTGTTTATTTTCCGCCATGTTCTTCCCTCATAGGGGTGGGCTTTCGCCCACCCAAACAGACTACAGACTGTCACAGACGCACCACACGCCAACGGCCGCGTTCACGCCCCACGGGTAGTAGTCGCAACTGACGGCCCGTGAGCCGCAATACACGCCGTAGCTCCAATAGCCGCCGCCAATGAGGGCGTGCAAGCCAGTGCTTGAATACATATAAGCCTGGCCGTAACCGCCGCCAAATACGTCATACCATGCGGCACTGGAAGCCGTAGGGTCGTGCATCAACTCATTTAACCATTTCCAAACATTTCCCACCAGGTCGCAAATATTAAAACTGCTTACGGCGTTTGCAATCTTTCCAACGGCCGTTCTTGCGGTGTTGGTTTTTGCGGTCCATCCGTTGGTATTGGAATTGTCAAGGCCCTGGGGGCTTCCGTCTGCTGCCACGGTAAATTCCATATAGTCCGGCAATCTCTTTCCTACACGTCTTGCACGTTCCCCGGCAATATACCAGTTAAGGCCCTCGGTTCCCGTAATCGGTGTGGCGTTATAAACGGACTGCAAACCATTAGCCCCGTCATTACTGGAAAGGTAAATATCTCCCCACAATGCGTTCCCCAGATATACCATGCCGGACGGGTCGCATTTAGGGCGGTGCTTTGTGGTCCATACGGAATTTGGCAAAATATCCACACGGGTATTGCTTTCCCATCCGCTTCCCCTTACGGACCCGGAAGCATTGACCGGGCGGCCAAAATCGTCCGTATTTCTCACACGTCCATAATGGAAACCGCCAATTTTACGGGTGTTGGTATCGTCCCATTCCTCGCCGTCCGGGAATGTGGAATTTAAGGAAATCAAATAAATTTCATCCTGGGCATCCGTTCCGGGGTCGCAAATATAAATATAATAATCGCTTCCGTGTGCAAAATCGGCCCCCTGGTCCAGGTTTGCCTTGGTAAGTTCGGTTTCTGCCGTCTTAAATACGGCGTTTTCTCCTACTGCAATCACACATCCGGCGGCAATCGTAACCGTGCCCGTGTCACTGTACTGGATGTATTCTTTTACCGGGGCCACAATGTCGGAAATGGCCGCCATTTTGGCAACTGTGATTTTCGCCCGTTCATCCGTCATATTTTCGTCATAAACAAATAATCTACTCATTATGCCAATTCTCCTTTCATTGCTTCCACTTCCTCTTTCGTAATGCCCAGGCGGTCATAATATGTAACCGCTGCCGGGATGCCAATTTCTGTGGTGCCCATATTTAAGGCTTTGGAAAGGGTTAAGATAGTGTGGGTAATGGTGTTGTTCTGTTTTGCTGCCGTGTCAGTGCTTTCTGTGCCCTCTGCGGCGGCTTCCACGGGTTCGTTGGTATCTTTGTCCACCTCTGCCGTTTCAACGCTTGCAACGGTCGGATAAACCGCCCCGTTTTTGATTTTCTGGCCCTCTGCCACCTCTGCACAAAACATGATAGTGACGGTCTTTCTATCCTCGGATAACTCAATAACCGGGCATGTTATCCAATTCTGATTTTCCAGTTTTTCAACTGCTGCCAACCAATCTTCTTTTTCCAGACTGCCCTTTTTTACCAGTTTGTAGGTATTTACCAGGTCGGACCGGGTTTTGATAACTTTAGGAAATCCTTTCATGCTTTTATACCTCGCTTTCTTTCAATAAATAGGTTCCAATGTAATTGCCAATGTAGGCCATGTTTGTGCCCTCACGCAATGCAACGGTCATGGTGTGCATTAAATCCGTGTTGTCGGCAGTAAATTTCTTCGGAATAGCCATAACGCTTTCCAAATTTGTTTCCACCGTGTAGTCCCCGGCTTCCGTGATATAAAAGCCAATTCCCGTGGCGGAAATATCGGCGGTCTGCACGGTTCCCGTTGTGGTATTGGTAAGGGTAACTGTAACGGGTGCTGTGATATTTTCCAACAAATATTCCATGTATACCTTGTACGCCATATTGTGGACTTTCGCCCGTAAATCATCAATCTGCAACTGTAATTTTCCGGCCACATCCCCGGCAAGTTCTGTTTTCTTGTCCTCAAACCACTTGTTCCATTCTGCTGCCTGTTCATCCATGAAAGACCGTGTAAGGTTTTCATACTCTTTTACAAAGGCTTCGTGGTCTTTTTCCATGGCCTTTTTTTCTTCTGAAAACCATTTACTAAACTGTGCGTTCCACTGGGAAAAGTCCAGTTCTTCAAACTGGGAACCGATAAAGCCGCACACGGTTTCATCCGCTCTTTCATCCGTAATGTCTGCCTGGGTAATCTCAACCGCTCCTGCCGGAACATAAATACGGGCCAGGCTCTTTTCCTGGATAACGTCATTGTTTACCAGTTCCGGGGCCTGGGGGTTGCTTGAAAATGCACCCTCTAAAACGTAAATACTCGGCTTTCTTTCAGTTTCGTCATTCCTTAACACAATGCGGTCAATTCGTGGAAGCGTACCGCTTGCCTGGCTCAATGTGAGGTTTAACGGGGCGGTATTGTGGATGGTATGTAAATTGATGTAGGCGTAACCCGTCCGGGTGCCGCCGTCCACCGTTACTTCCATTCCGCCTGCTGCCGTGACTTGTAAATGTCCATACGCCACGCCCTCTTTGTAAAAAGGGGCTTTGTCCTCGTTCATGTCCTGACCGTTGTACATGTGTTCTTTATCGTTTAGGTCGGTGGCATTATAGAAAAATCCTCTTACTGCCATGGTCTTTTCACTCTCCTTTCCTTTATTCGTCCCATTTTATTGTGGTGGGTAGGGCATCCCCAAAAGTGGGTACCACATACATGCCCCCGTATTCGTAAACCTCGCAAAGTTCCGTAATTCTAAGGTTCTGTGCGGTGTTCCACTTTTTCTTTTTGACTGTTACAACATCCCCCAGGTCATAGTCTTTTCCGTAAATAAAATTAACGTCCGCTTCCGCTTCGGCTTCAAAATTTTCAAGCACCTTGTTTTCGTTAAGGTACTCCTGCCCCCTGGTCTTTAGGGCTTCCAAATACTGTGCATCCGTCAATTGGTCTTTGTTTATGTCTTTGGCATCCAAAAACACTTCCCGTAAATCAAACCCGGTTCCGCCGCCTACGGTTACATAGATGCGGTTTGCGCCGTCCCCGGCTCCGCCCACAATAACTTTTGTTTTCATGGTGGCATCACTGTAATTGTGCTTTGCCTGGTTCAAATTATCGTAACTTTCCGAAAATATAACCCTTGGGTTTGTGCCCTGGGCCTGGGTGCGGTCCACTCCCTTGTATGTTTCAAAGGTCATGGTCTTTTTTTTGAAATCCGGCACAATACGAAAACCTATTTCTGCAAATCTCGCCAGTTTCGTGTGGTATTCCAGGACGTTTTTATAAGTGGCCTGGAATTGCACTTTTGTTTTGTCCCCGGTATCGGCTCCAATCTGTAATAACGGGATTTTTTCCATACGGTTTAACATAAAGTGCATGGCATCTTCCACGGTGCCGTTAAAATTGAAAAGCGGCCCGGTCAAACGGTCCCCCAGGTATACGGGAAGAAAATAGCCGTTTCTGGTAATCTCATTTACCAGGGTGCTTTCCTCTTCCGTCTGGTCCCCCCGTATCACGGCGGCTTCCTTTTTATCCCCTTTGGTTATGATATTTCCCGGCTTTAAAAGCCTTAAATTTTCCGCCGTAACCGGGCAATGAAGTTCAAATGTACCGCACTCATAATATTTTCGGTGCCACTGTAAGGATGTATGATTTTCAATGTGCCCCAACCGTTTAAGGTTACGGTCATATACATGTATTTCCATGACTACACCCCCAAATATGAAATTCTGTAATATACCGATACAGAAAGGTAGTTGGTGCCCTCTTCGGCGGAATAGGTAAGTGTATTGGTTCCATCCTGCAACTGGATAAAGTCCCCGTCCTCGTCCAGGTATTCATTTATCACGGTGCCGTATTTCTCAATAACCTCGTCCCAGTCAATCACGCCGTAATTGTCTTTGTGGTTCTCAATCTCTGCCTGGGTTACACCGTCCAAAAGGTGTACATTTTTCTTTCCCGTATAGGTGTTTATAATGACATACTGGCCGGATGACATAGTAAAATCATTGTCCGTATATCCCACCTTGGTAAATTCTCCGCTTTCGGCATGATAAATGGCCGGATTTTTTACGCCGCCATCCGCCCGGAATATAACCACAATACCGATATTGTCAGCACCGCTTTCGTTTTCAATTTCTTTTACCAAATCTGCTTCACGGTGTCCAAATATGCGGCCCTCTTCCGGGAAACACGCCGGGAAATAGAAATCACTTACCCAGGATGCCATTACCACTTCAATATCTGCCAGGTCCTTAAAATACGGGTCTGTGCATTTAAGGGAGATGGTATAATCTCGCACCACGCCCGTTGTATTTCCCGGTATGATGCTTTCCACTTCGTATTCAATGGCTTTGGCTTCCCCGTCCTCTATATACTGCATGGTGCCCGTCCGCTTAATGGGAAAGGTGCGGTATAAAAGGTTACGGTTTGCCTTATAATTGCTATCCATTTCCACGGTTAAGACAATATTTCTTTCCTTTGCCGTGGCTCCCTGGTAAGTGCTGCCGTCCGTTGTGGTGTTTTCGCTTGTTACTACATTACTTTCAATGCCGTAAATTCCCTCTATATCCAGTAAATGGAACGGGGCAAACTCGTCCCAGGTAAAGGTCAATGCCACGTTTTTATCACTGGTGCATATCACTTTAATATCTGACATTTCCGCTTACCCCCTTTGCATTGCCAAAATCATGCTTCTTGTCTGTAATCTCGTTTGTCTTGCTACTTCATACGGACTTAACGCCTTGGGGCTTGTAATGTTCACATTCTGAACATATCCGCCACCGCCTTTTCCGGCGTTCTCCATGGCATGGTTTCTTGCACTTCCCGTAAGTGGTGTAACAACGGCTTTTCCGTTTACCATGCTAAGAAGTTCCGGCCCGGCTTCTGCCACCATGGCCGTGCCCTCTCTAAGCACGCCGCCTTTTGCCAGTCTTGGTAATGACAATTCCCCTATTTTTCCCAGGGAAACGCCCGGTATTTCATTGATAATTCCAATTACACCGTTTATCATGCGGATAAATTTATTTACAACGCCCTCAATGGTAGCCAAACATGAGTTAATGGCAGATTTAAAGGCATCCCCTACGGCTGAACCGATTTTTACACCTACGTCAACGAAACATCCCTTAATTTTCTCCCACAAGCCGGAAAAGAAAGAAGTCACGTTGGCAAAGGCGTTTTTAATATTGGTCCATGCGTTTTGAAACTGGGTGCCGAACCACTGTGGCACTGCTGCCAGGGCCGTTTTAATTTCCGTCCACCGGGCACCAAACCAGGAACCAATTGCCGCAAATACGTTTGTCACATTGGTATAGGCGTTGGTAAACATGGTAAGAAACCACGTTGCCACCTGGGCCAGGGCGTTTTTGATATCCTGCCACCGGGCACCGAACCACTGGCCGATTGCCGCAAATACGCCCGTCACGCCGTTATAGGCTTCTGTAAATCGGTCAATGAACCACTGACCCACGCCCTGGAATATGGCAACTATTCCGTTCCACAAATTTTGGAAAAACTGCTTTATATTTGCCACAAAATTGTCCACAAATTCCCGGAACGCTCCGCAATTATCGTAAAGAAGTTTGAACGCTCCGGCAAACGGGTTTACGATAAGCAATAAAAGCCCCTGCCAGTTATTTTTTATAAAATCAACCACGGTGTTAAAAGCGTTTGGCAATGTTTCCGTGAAAAATGTCTTTATTCCGTCCCATGCGGCAAAAAACGCTTTTTTAATGGATGCCCAAATGGCATTTACTCCATTTCTGAACCACTCGCACTTGTTATAAAGCGTTACCAGGATGGCTATAACCGCCGTGATTGCCGTTACAATCAATATGATGGGGTTTGCTGCCAATACTGCATGAAACGCCGTAAATGCCGCCTTTGCCGCTTTGACGGCCGGGCCAATCTTTCCCACAACGGTTATGATGTTTGAAATGCCCGTGGCTACTTTTCCAAAAATGATAAGTGCCGGACCGATTGCCGCCACTACGGCCGCAATCTTAATAATGGTTTCTTTCTGGCTCTGGCTTAAATTCTTAAACCACTGTGTAAACTCTTTCACTTTTCCCACCACTTTTGTAATGGTCGGCTGCAAGGAACCTAAAAGAGTAGTGCCTAGGTCTGCCGCTGCCAGTTTCAAATTATTGGCCGCCACCTTTGCTTCATCCCACGGGTCCTGCGTGGCATTAAATGTGTCCTCAACTACGGTTCCGTAATTTTCCATGGATGATGAAAGACTTTCAAGGTCAATTCTTCCCTCACGGATGGCGTTTGACATTTCCGCCGCCCCTTTGGTTCCAAATACTTCCTGGGCAATGCTTAACGCTTCCGTTTCACTGGATGCGTTTTTGATTTTATCAATGGTAAGGCCCAGGGCTTCGTCAACGCTCTTGCCCTCGTCCGTGTATACCTTTATGGATTTTCTTAACCCTGCCATGGCCGTATCTGCATTTACGCCGTTTGCTTCAAACTGTGCCAAAAGGTTTGTGGACTGCACCAGGTTAAGCCCCATTTCTTTAAATGTGGCCCCATTCTTCTGCAAACTGTCCATAAGCGTGTCCACACTTATGCCCGTTTCCTGGCCTTTCTTCGTGAGAAGTCCCAGGACGTTGCCCGTTTCGGATGCATCCATGTTGTATTGCTCCATGATTTTGTCCGTTTTACCAATGGAGTTGTTTAAATCCGTGTCATTGATATTGGCAAATTCTATAAACTGCTTTGAAAGGTCTTTGAGGGTGTCCCCGGTGGCTCCAAAACGGGTATTGATTTCTCCAACGGCCGTTCCGGCATCCTGCATTTCAATAGGCATTTCCGTAAAAAGGTCATCCGCAATTCCGTTCAGTTCTTCCAGGGCTTCCCCGGTGGCTCCCGTCTTTGTAATGATAGTATCGTAACCATCATCCAATTCCATTGCCGCCGCTACCCCGGCACCACCTAAAGCCGTAACCCCAGCGGTCACTGGCAAAAGTTTATTGCCAATGTCCGTGGCTTTGCCGCCTACTTTTCCAAACGCTTCCCCCACTTTTTCCAGGGAAAGATTGCTTTTCCCGGCTTCCTCTTCTAATTTCTTCAAAGAAAGTTCCGTGGCTTCAATCTCTCTTTTGATAGCCCGGTATTGTTCCTCTGAAACTTCGCCTTTTTTAAACTGTTCTTCCACCTGGGCTTCTGCCGTTTTGAGAACGTCCAGTTTTTCCTTGGTTTCTCCCACGGCTTTTGTAAGTAACTGCTGCTTTTGTGCCAGGGCTTCGGTATTCTTGGGGTCTAATTTCAGCAGTTTTTCCACTTCTCTAAGTTCTGCCTGGGTGCTTTTCACGTTTTTATTTACGCCGCCCAGGGCCTTGTCAAGTTTCGTGGTATCGCCGCCAATTTCAATGGTTATACCCTTTATATTGTTAGCCATGCCTTAACCCCCTTTCTTCTTAAAATTCTTCCGCAATCCCTCACGGTCCGGCTTGGTCTGCTCCATACGCCAACAGTTTTTCAGATATTCCCGGCCCTCTTCTGTCTTTGAGTTTTCAAAAATCATGGCTTCACGCATAAAAAATAAATACACGTCAATTTCCATTTCCTGGACTTCGTAAATATCAATATGGCAATAGTCCATTACTAACTTTTCCGGCCGTGTAAGAAGTGTATATGGTATCTCGTCCCCTTTATCCTGGCGTGGATAAAAGGGCATTTTTAGTTTGGGTTTGCTTTTAACTCGTCCACAAATTCCATATAGGCTTCCAGGATGGCGGTACACTCTTCAATGTCGTAATCTTCCACATCCTCTGCCGTTACGGGCACCTTTCCCATGTTATTGCTCAACACTGCTGCCAATAAACGGTAAATGCTTTCCGTATCTTCAATAGTGGGGTTGCCCTCGTCCGTATCTTCCAGGTCTTTGATGGCTTCAAAAACGTGTTTCTGCGGCATCCTCACAAGGATTTTCTTTCCCTTTTCGGTCACGTTCCCGGCTTCGTCCGTCTTGTCCTTTAATGTGAACGGCCAGAACGTCCTTTTTAACTTATTGCAATTAAATTCTTTCACTGCCATAGTGGTATTCTCCTTTCAAAAAAGCGGCCGGGGTTTTCCCTGGCCGCTTTGGTGGTTTCTACAAGGTATCGGATGCGGTTATGGGTTCCATATCCTCTTCATACAAAATAAGTGTGCCCTCTTTATCCATGGGCTGTGCTTTAAATTCTGCATCAATAACCGTTTCACTGTCCTTGGCAAAAGCAATGGTAAATCCGGCCTGGTTGCTTCCGACAATGGTAACTCTCACGTCCCCGTCCACGGTGTCCTTATGGACAAAATGAAGTACATAACGCTTTCCGTCTGCATTTCCAATACCACCGATTTTTACAGTACGCTTTTTCTTCTCTGCATCTTCGGTTACTCTGGCCGTCTGGCATAATTTCTTTAACGTGGTTCCGCACCATGTCATAATGCCGGATTTCATGGTTGCTTCCTCTTCGGTAATGATAACCTTGGAAACTTTGCCCATATCGTCTTTGGCTTCATAAAAAGAGGGTGCATACTCAATTTCTGCACCGCCTTTAATGTGGCCCAGGCGGTTTTCTTCGGTTTCCAGTTCTTCGTTGGTCGGCATTTCCGCATTTGTTCCCTCAAACTCGGTACAATACAAATCGCCGGAACCTAAAACAATGCTTTCTTTGTTCATACTCTGTTTACTCCTTTCGTTTTGGTAAGTAACCCTTTGATTTCATAGGCAGTTTGGTAACATTCTTCGTCCGGGATAGGTGCCAGGTACATGTCATATTCCACATCCGGCACCACTTCCGCTTCAAACGCCGCCGCCAGGTCTTTGCGTTCCTGGTTATCCTCTGCCGTATAAAGTTCAAAGTCTATATCTTGGGCTTTGAGGTTGTTTAGGCCGTCCGCCCCTCTGCCCGTTTCGTGAGATAATAGGTAAACTATGTAAGGAAGCGGCGGCACCGGGTCATCAACGGTTCCCTCAAACTCATTTTTTGTAATGGGTACGCCGTGTTTTTTTGAAAAGGCTTTGGCTCTTTCCACTAATTCTTCCACGTTCATGCTATCCCCTCACTTTCTGCGTAATTTTTGAAACGGCCAAATCTCCCAGGGTTTCATTGACTGGGGCAATATGTTCAAACGCTTTTACGTTTCCGTAAGTTCTGCCGCCCCGGCGTAACTGGTGGCCTTTTTCCAGTAAGTGGGTCAATTGGTAATTCTTTTTGTTGTATACTGAATAACCATTAAGCCCGGTTATAACAGAAGTCCTGCCGCTTCGTTGGTCATATGTCCAATCTTTGGTATATCTTCCCGTTCTTTCCTGGTACGGTCCACCTTGTCTTAAACTTTTGGCGGCTGCGGCTGCGGTTTCTTCAAACGCTTCATTTGCCGCACGTTTTACAACGTCATTGCTCCAATTTTCCAATTCCGCCTTTATGGCTTCGTCCAGGTTGTCAATGGATGCTCTCAACCTTTCCCCACCCTTTCCCCGGCGTAAAGTTCCACTTTGCCGTTGCTCTTTGGTCCGTATGTTCGGTAAATAGCCATTTTCTTGCCATCTACCTTTATTTCTGTTTGGTTCTCATATTCAAATCCCCAAACTTCAACCATCATGGATGCCTTAAAACCCTTTTGCCCGGCCGCCGTAAATTCATCACGGCCAACCGGGTTGATTTTTCCAAAAACGTCCTTTTCCAGGTATTCCGTTTGGTTCTTTTTAATTAACAGTGTCACTAATGCTTCTATGGTAGCCACCGCCTTTGATTTTCGTACAAATCATGTCATAGGATGCCATTAACTCGTTATGGTTCTCCGGGTTGCCAAAATTCGCCTTGGTATAAATCAATGCGGCTTCGATAATCAAAGGGTCTGTGATGTTTTCCGGGTCCACATAGTCCTGGTGTACGCCAATACGCTTTAAGTCCGCAAGGGCAACCGCTACAAGTTGCCCCACGTCCTCGTCTAAAACGTCATTGGATGTTTTACGCACCCTTAATTTGGCCTTGGCAATCAATTCTTTCTCTGTCATGCTCTGCCGCCTTTCTTACGCCATCAACCTTATGCCCCAGGGTTCTTCACACGGATAAATCCGTTCTTGGCAACCACATTTCCACCCATGAATACACACGCCTTATAAGCAATCTGGCCCTGCTTAAATTTGTACTCCGTGGATTTCTGTGCATCAATATCACTGAAAATAGCCACTTCGTAATTGCTCAACGGGCCGTACGCCATGCAATATGCGTCTGCGGTGCCGCCGATTTCTGCACATGCGGAATTGATAATGTAAGGCACTTCGTCAATGGTTCCCGTGTTTCCGTGGTTCATAATGGTGTAAACTTTGCGGCCCTGTTTATCTCTTAACTTGGCAAACTTTTTAAGGTCTTTCTTGCTAAGGATAAGCACCGCCATATCTTCCACATCCTCGTCCCCACCATAGGAATAAATGATTTCATCCAGTGTTCCGTCATCAATGGCGGTAATGGTGGAAATGTCGGTGTTGCGGTAAATAATGTCATCCGCTGAAGAAGTGGGATTGTAGAAAATTCCACGGAATTTTCCAGTTCCGCCAGCACCTACCAAAATCTGACGGGAAGCGTATCTTCTGATTGCACGGGTCACGCTTTCTTCCACAACTCCGTCATAATCTGCATCCGGCAGTTTTGACATTTCTTCCGGCTCTTCTGCGTATGCCGTGATTTTCTCACGCACAATGTCCGCATATCCAAAAGTCGGTTCAGAAGTGTTGTAATCTGTGTTTTCCGTTGTGCTTCCGGCTCCGTCCCCGTAAGACTTTACAAAAGGCCGCTGATAACTTTCGCCGCCAACAAGCGGAACGGTCCTTACTCTGTCAATAAGGGAAGAAACATTGTTGAAAGTCGGCATAATATCCGGGCTTGTATGATGCGGCATTATCACCCCGGTTGCCGTGCTTAATGCGTTACGGGGGTTTGCAAGGGCTTTGGCCTTATAGGGAACTTTTTTACCGTCCTTTAAGGCTTTTCCGCTCTTTTCTCTTACCTGGTTTTTCGGTTCGCTTCCGTTTTCTCCCGGTTTTCCGTCCCCAGTATCTTCCGGGTCCGTGCCCCCTGCTGCCTGGGCGGCCGCCATTAAATCTTCCCTGGCTTTAATCTCGTCCAGGATTTCCCCAATGGTTCTGGCTTCGTCCATGGCATCTGTCAATTCCTGGCCGCTTAACGCCTGGGCGTTCTTTCCCAGGTCTTTCAGTCTGTCTTTCAGTTCTTTCTTTGACATTTTCATTAACTCTTCTCTTGTCATGTCCTATTCTCCTTTCTACTGCCCCATATGGGCCATGGTAAGTGCAACAATTTGGCTTCGTTTTTCCTGGTCCGCCTTGTCCTGCTGCCCGGCGGTTTCCCCAGGTTTTAAAATATCTTTGGGGGCATTGTGACAATATAACTTTGTGTAGTCCTGCACGGCGGCGGCAATGGTGTTTTCCTCTCCAACCTTTACCCGGAAATACTGGGCGGCCTGGGTGCCGTTTAACCATGTTTCCTGCTCCATAAGTTCCTTTATTGTTTCAATGTCCACGCCCTCGTTTAGGTGTTCGGCGTAAATGCTCCAAATACCGCTTTCCACGGCATCCAGGGTGTCCGCCATTTTCCGCATGTCCGTGGCGTTTCCCTCGCACCCTGCCCATGGCTTATGTATCATTAAATAAGCATTGGACGGGATTGTGGGCATATCACTGTCCGCAAATGCGATAACGGAAGCAATGGACCCGGCCAGTGCATCCACATAGACGGTTTTCTTTCCTGCATACCGTTTGAGCATGTTGTAAATGGCAATCCCGGCAAATACGGAACCGCCGCCGGAATTGATGTAAATATTTAAGTCCTTTCCGTTTGCTTCGGTAAGGAAATTCTTGATTGCTTCCGGGTACTGGTCCTCTTCCTGCCATGCTCCCCACCAATCGCTTACAATGTCCCCGTAAAAATAAAGGTCCACGCTTGTTTCCGTGGCGTTCTTAAACTCATAAAATTTTTCCACGGTAGCGTGTGCGGCATCCTTGCAAGCGGTAAATCTCTTTTTTGCTCCTGGCATATCCTTAACCCCCTTCCATGGTTTCTAAGTAAGCACGGGCGGCCGCTTCCATTGCCCGGCGTTGCTTGTCCTGCTTTTCTGTCTGGTCTGTGCCCTCTCCCTGGCCGTTCTGTCCAACCTGGTAAAGGCTTTGGTCCCCGGCTTTTACATAGTTCAAAGAAACCATACGCACGTCCCCATCCTCTACCGGTCCATAATACATAAGTGCCCTGTATTCATTTATTGTCATGGCTCCACGGTCAAACATGTTTCCACCTATGGTGTCCCTGGTCTGTAATGTGGCATACTGCAAAAGATTGGCAGTAAATTCAATCTTGTTTCCGTACCCAATTTCCCTGGGTGTCAAAAGTTTAAATGTAAACTCATATCCCAATTGGATTGCCACGGGTTCAATGACGTTTTCATAAAAAGAAATCCATTCCTGGTCTGAAAGTGTGGATGTTAAAACCTTTTCATTTACGCCGTAATAGCGGTATACGTTATCACGCAAGAATGTAATTTGATTGGTTGGCACGTTTGGCGTGCGTTGGGCAATTTCTTTAAATTCCACCGTACTGTCAACGGCTGCAATCCCCCCGGCGTTGTCGGCGTTCATGTAGGCATCCTGGAAATCCTTGGCAATCTTTTTCAATTCTTCATTGTCTGCCAGGTTGTTATATCTCAAATACCCGGCAAGTGAATTGGAACGGTTGACAATGTTCTTTACTGTTTCGCCGGATGTTTCGATAAGGTCCAGGCTCCGCTTTAACTCCAAATCCGGGGACGTTCCCAGGAACCGCTTTTTGTTGTACCTTGCCTTGATATGAATAACATTTTGGTATGGCACTGTGTAGGTTTCCCCGTCATAGTCCCACCGGAAGCGGAAAAGGATATTATGGCGGTCATCTTCAAATATGCGGTAACTCTTCGTAGTAATCGGCTGTATACTCGTTATCCTCGTGAAATCCTCGTTATAGAAAATCACGGAAAAGGAATTGGACGTATAAACCAGGTCAGAAGCAATGCGGTAAAGGAAATCATAGGTTGACATTTCCGGGCACGGCCGCAATTTCAAAAGCCTTGCCAGGTAATCGTTTTTAATTGTCATGCCCTTTTCATCCTTTCGGATAACCTGGGGCGTGAGTTTTCCCACGTTCTTTGCTATTGCATCCGCAATGGCTCCCACAATATCGTTATCCCGTAGGGTTCCCGTTGGCACATACTCCCCACGGCTCAATAAAAGTGGTCTGTACTTTGCCCTAAAGGCTCCAAATACATTGGCTATAATTCCCGTATCAAATACCCCCTTTCCTCAAAAATAGGCCCATGGAATACACCCATGAGCCTATTGTAAAATTATTCGTGTTGAAATTCTGACCCAGTTTAAACCCCTGCTGCCAGGCGGCTTTTATGCCGCTTCGTTCAATAGTTTCTTGCCTATCTCGCTATGATATTTTGAAACCATTGTCATTGCATCAAAGACGGAAACCGCCCCGTCTATCCTCATACGTTTTTCAATCTTAACGGGCTTCATGCGGCTATCATTCATATTGATTTCCACCGCCACATTAAGAAGATGGGATGCCAATAGGGTATTATCTCCCAGGTTATATTTACCGTCTTTTAAATCGCCCTCAAACTGATGTAAGATAGGCGTTAAGTTTGTGCCCTGGTAAACGTCATCCACCTGGAACCCGGCCATTTTAAGGTCATCAATCAAATACCCGGCCATGTATCTGTCATAGCCGATTTTTAACGGGCCGGTTTTGTAAACCTTTACCAGGTCAATAAACCATTTATACACATCCTTATAGTCCACCTGGTTTTCCCCGGATATTTCCAAAAATCCCTTTTCCCGGTAAATGTTATATGGCACGTTATCTTCGTTCACGGCTATTTCATACCGTTTCTTTGGCATGTAGAATTTTGTAATAACATTCCATTTTCCGTTTTTCCAAATAACGATTGATGCCGCCGTAAGGTCCGTGGTTCGTGAAAGGTCTATGCCGCCCACACAATAACATCCCCGGTACTCTTCCAGGGTAATCTTTATATCCTCGTTTACCGCTTTCATTACATCCCAATAGTCCAACCATGCCACACTGGAATTTTGCTTGATATTGCAGTATTTTGTCATAAACTCCACTTTCTTTGAAAGGGATGTTTTTGCAATCTCTATTTGCTCTAAATAAAATTCCTCTGATACGGACACGCCCAGGTTTGGGTTACTCTTTTTCAATTCCTCTATTGTGTCCCATGCTTCCAGGTTGTCAATCATGTAAATAAACGGCAAAATCCTGGTTTCTTTTGAATTTCCTTTGAGGAATGAAGTAGAACGCCGCATAAGTTCATCATAAATTCCATCATTGATGTACCCAGCCGTGGATATTGACATGATAAGCGGCTGTTTTCTTGCACCCAGGGCGGAAGTCATAACCTCATACTGTTTTAGTCCCTGGTCCCCCGGCCATGCTTCCATCTCGTCATTGACAACCATTTGAGGGTTGAAACCATCCGACTTTTTAGAGTTAAACGCAATCTTTTTTACACTGGTGTTAAACTCTTTAATATAAATATCACTTCGGCGTTTCTTGGTTATGCTTTCCAGTTCATCATCCGCCTGGACAATCTGGTAAAAGGCGTCATATACAAGGTCTGCCTGGTCCAGTTTAGGGGCAAGGAAATAAACCTTTGCCCCGTACTCTCCATCTATGTAAGTCATGTATGCCGCTATGGCTGCGGCAAACAAGGTTTTTCCGTTCTTACGGGCCACCACAATAAAAACTTCTCTAAATTGTCTGTACCCGGTCTTTTTATCCATAATGCCAAAAATGGCACTTACTATGGCCTTTTGCCATAGTTCCAATTTCAGTAAATCGTTACGTCCCTCTGAATGGTGGCAAAAGTTTTCTATGAAGTTGATAGCCTTATTTGCCTTGTCCCCGTCAAAATCCCATTTGCCACTTTTCAAACCATCTACCAGTATTTTGTAAATGGTTCTTATCCATTTTCCAACTGTTACGGCGCCATTTTCTATGGCTTCCCAGTATTGGAAAACATAGTTGTTATCCATTCCGTAACGCTGCCAATCTGCTTATATTTTTCTTTTCTTTCGGTGGCAAATACTCAATAAGCGTGTGAATAATTGCCGTATATTGGCGTGAATATTTTTCATAAATCGTGGCTGATGGGTTTACAAACTTTTGGGAAGCGTTGACCGTTTCCGTTGTAAGCCCCTCTTTTTTCAATTCTTCTTTTGCCTGGAAGCAAGCCACTTTCAAAAACGCCGCTTCCTCAACCAATGAATTTACAAGGCTTTTCTTGTCCTCGTCATCAATCCCGGCAAACATGGGGGCTAAAAATTCTATCTCTTTTTTTATCCTGGCATTTGTCAGTTTATTTATTCTTTTGGGTGCTTTCTTCCCATTACTTTTTTCATTTTCTGCCATATTCTAACCCCCCTCATATGCGTGCGACCTTGCAGAGTTTTTTTGAGGTATCTCCCTCGGTTCTTTCGGCCCCTCTCAAAATCTGCCCACCGGGGGGTGGTGTCTGCTGCACCATTTCTTTTGGCGGTAATAATTTTCCGTCACTATCAAAACGGTAACGGGTGTTAGGCTTTGCCTTATGCTCTTTGTTGTGGCAATCCTCGCAAAGGTATTCCAGGTTTGCCGGGTCCAATGTCACGCTTGCATCATGCACATTGTTTGGTGTGATGTATTCTTTGTGGTGGACAATCACACCGGGAACATAAAGCCCGGCCGCCTTGCACCGCTCACACAAACCATTTGCCCGTTTAATAACTGTCTGCCTGGTTCTCTTCCATGCTGCTGATTGATAGAAACCTTTTGCATATTCTTTCAACTGCTGCCACCGTCCTTTCTTTCATGCTCAAAGGCTTATGAGTGCATCCCACCCATAAGCCCATGTTAATATAAATCACTGCTACATTCTGACCCATTTACTGGCCGCCCTCTTCTCCTGCCCTGCTGCCGCCCGGCAACATATCCATTGCCTGGGCAACCAGTGTTATAAACTCCGTGCGGTACTCATAGAATTGGCGGCGGCCACACAAGGCATCTGCTATGTACTCATAAGGCGTGTTATATACAATGCTCTTATAAATCTTCTCCTGCATCTGCCGCCGTGCCCGGATGCTCTCGATATTCCCACATGAATTACACAAGGCATCATTTACGATAGCGGCGGCCTTAATATCAAAGGCACTGGCTTTCTTTGTCTTTATTCTCTTTTTCCGCTTCTCATTGCCTTGTATAATACTCCTGGCTATGGTCTTAATATCTGCATCCATTTTGTCCAATCTACTGCCGCCCCCCTATTCTTCATAGGTTTTCTTTGATGTTTCCGTGCGTTCTACCTTGATGCTCTCTTTTGCCATCTTGGAAACTTTTGCCCTTACGCCCTGCCCAACGTCAATGGTAACGCCTTTCATGTGCCGGGCTTCTATGGCATCCACA